CGTTCAAGAGTACGATATGGACCAATGGGCTTTAGATGCAGGTATTACCGGTAGTATAGAGGTAAGAAAGATATTCTATGAAGCTCCACCAGCAATATTAAGGTATTTTGATCCTTATGCAGGTACAGGTACAGGAGTACAGTCTTTAATGGACGCTTTTGACTTTGGATCTTACAGTCCCGGTGTTAATTTCTTACTAATGCCTGCTTCTTATGATATACTTAAGGTACAGGCAATAGAATTTAATGATCAAATAAGAAGATCTGCTTATTCCTTTGAATTAGTTAATAATAGACTAAAATTATTCCCGGTACCTAAAAGAGCTACTAAAATTAGGTTTGAATACTACAAAATTAATGATAAACGCTCTGCAAGTCATACAGCCGATACTAATCTTATAACAAATGTAGGAGAAGTCCCCTATAATAACCCAGTTTATTCACAAATTAACAGTGTTGGTAGACAATGGATATTTAGATATACATTAGCACTAGCAAAAGAACTACTAGCATACATTAGAGGGAAATACCAAACAGTTCCAGTGCCTGGAAGTGAAGCAACGCTGAATCAAGCTGATTTACTTACCGATTCTAGAGCAGAAAAAGAATCTTTACTAACAGAACTAAAAGATATGTTGGAACAAACGTCTAGACAAGCTCAATTAGAGAGAAAAGCTAGTGAAGGTGAGAATTTAAGGAAAACACTAAGTGATGTTCCTTATACAATATATATAGGATAATGAAGTTACATAAAATTATACTAGGAGAGGCAACTTATACGCCTTTTAGAGCAATGATACAGGTAATTAGTAATGATACTAGTCCATCAGTGCTAGCTGACCTAATTAGAGCGTTACCCGGTGTAACTACATGTACTATTGCTAACTCAGATGATTCAAGCAATAGATACATATTTAAAGTAAAAATAATCACTCAGAAACCACCATCTGAAGCATTTGAATCATTAAAACAAAATGCGATGAGTAGGTATCAAGAGGTAAGTTCGTTTAAAGTAGCTGGTAAATCAGTAGAACGAATGAAAACACCAGGAGAATACTAATATGCTATTTGGATCCAACAGAGACTTTGATTTACTGGTAAGTATTAATAGAGAACTACTAAAAGATATAGTAGAACAAGAGATACTGTACTATAAGATAGCATTAGATGAAATAAATGTAAATATCTACGGTGAATCACTAGAAAAGTCATATAATACAGCTGTTAAGCTCAATTGTTTAATAACTAGAGGTGACCAGGTTGTAGATATACAGGAGTTTGGACCTGATTTAGGTAGAGAAGCATCATTTGCATTCTTAAGACCTGACTTATCAGACGTAAATGTAGTACCAGAGGTGGGAGATATTATATCTTGGCATGAAGACTACTATGAAGTCGATACAGTAAGAGAGAACCAGTTATTCTTAGGTAGAGACAGTAGTTATAACCTTAATTCAAGTACATCTGGGTTTGGTTCTTCTATATCTATTATAGTAGACTGTCATTTAACAAGAGCCGACAGGGTTGGCATAGCAGAAGTAAGATAATATGGCACAGAAACCTAATATACCCAAGTCTCAAGAGCAACTATCACAGGATTCGATATCTACGTATAAAAATCCTGAATCAGGTGGTGAAATCAACTCTAAAGCACCACTAAATACTGATAAAAATAGAGAAAACCAGATAAGAAGAGATACTGACGAGGTTCAAAACTTTAAAGTAGGTATAAAAGACATAGATGAAGCTATCTTTTACTACTTCAACGATGTATTAAGACCCCAAGTCACTCAAAATGGTAAAAAGCTTAACGTACCTCTTGTATACGGTTCACCTGAGCGATGGTCTTCAGTCCAAAAAGACGGATACTACAGAGATAAGAACGGAAAAATGCAAGCTCCTATAATAATGTTTAAGAGGGACTCATTAGAAAAGAATAGACAGTTAGGAAATAAGTTAGATGCTAATAATCCTCATAATTTCGGTATCTTTACTAAGACTTTTTCTAAACAAAACGTATATGATAAGTTTTCTGTACTAAATAACAGAGTTCCTGAGAAGGAATACTATGCTGTTGTAATACCAGACTATGTAAACATAGTATATTCTTGTATTATATTTACAGACTACTTAGAACAGAATAATAAAATAATAGAAGGTATTAATTTTGCTTCTGATTCCTACTGGGGCAACCCATCCAAGTTTAGATTCAGAGCAATGATAGATAGTTATACTACTGTTACCGAGGTTGTACAAGGAAATGAAAGAATTAATAAGACAGAATTCAATATTAACCTCTTAGGACATATTATAACAGATACGATTAATGCACAAGCTTATAACTCAAAGAAATTTTATTCAAAATCTGCAATTAAATTCGGTACTGAGACAGAAGGTAGTTTTTAATAGAGATATTTATAACAAGACTCAAAAATCTTGTTAAAAAAAGCAGATAATGACAAATTTTAGCACAGAATTATCGGGATCGTTAATATTTAGAAGTAGTTCTATTACTACTGCTGTGTTTAGACCTAGTGATCAAGGATTACAATTAACTGGATCTTTAGATGTATCTGGTTCCGATATATTTTTAAGAGGAGTTAGTTTAGACAACAGAATAGCCACTATTGAAGCAGGCTCAGTAACTGGTTCTTTACTACCATTAAACCAATTTAGTGGTTCAACTAACACGTTTACAGGATCTGCTTTAAGTAAATTAACTTCTTTACAGGCAGCTACATCATCTTACCTAACTTCTACACCTTCCGGTACGGTATCATCATCAGCTCAGATAGAAACGTTTGGGTTTATAACCTCTTCAGGAGTTTCAAGCTATTCAGATCTAACTAATATACCTTCTGGTATAGTTAGTAGTTCAACTCAAATAGAGGCTCTTGGATTTGTCACTAGTTCAGGTGATATTTCACAATTAAACACCTTTACTTCTTCAGCTAACATAAGTATTACAGCTTTAAATGCTGCAACTTCTTCGTATCTTACTTCAGTACCTGCAGGAACCGTTAGTAGTTCATTACAAATACAGAATTTAGGATTTGTTACTTCTTCTGAAGATATAGGAGATTTAAATACATTTACCGGCTCAGCTTCTAACAGATTAGACTCTTTACAAGCTGCTACTTCCTCTTATATTACATCAATATCTTCAGGAACAATATCTTCTTCAGCTCAAATAAGCAACTTAGGGTATCTCACCTCAGCTTCGGCAGCATCAACTGGGTTTGGATCAGGAGGTTCTACTTATACCCTTACTAACACTAAGATAGCTAATTTAGGAGCAGGTATACTGTCTGGATCTGATCAGGTAGACTATGATGGTAATAGAATAGTATCAAATGAAAACCTTACAGGACTATTTAGCGCTTCTTTCAACCCAGGTACTAGTGGGAGTGTAGTAGATTTCTTGAACGCTGTGTTTTTTCCTAATTCTAGTCCTTCAATCAGCACTGGAAACCAGGTAATTGAAGAATATCGAGCTTCTGGCTCATCAGTAGTTACTATAGCCGGATCGGATGCAGAAGGACAGTCGTTAACGTTTAGTACTAGTAGTGCTTATACTGCAGATCTCTTTAGAGTCTCGGGAAGTGGACTATTAACCTTAAATTCTCTAGCATCTGCATCATTTAATACAGTTAATAGAGGAGATGACGTACTTGCACACCCTATAATAGTGTCTGCAACAGATACTTTTAATGCAACAACTAATAAAACAATTTATATACGAGTTACACCTAATGCTGCACCAGTATTTAGGGAAACCTCAACAGGTGGTTCAATAATAACATCTTTTAGTACAACTAGAAATGAAAATGCATCTTCAGGTGAGTTAACCAAGATATATTTTACTGATACTGAATCAGACACTATAACTATTCAATCTAGCTCAATACCTGGCAATCATTTTAGTATAACTAAGTATGCAACTTACGTATCAGTAGCACAAGCTACGAGTTCTTTAGATTATGAGACTACTTCTTCATATTCTTTCAGTATAACTGCTTCAGATGAACATTTTCAAGCTGGACAAGATACTGATTCAGTAACCACCTTACCTATTACAGTAACAGTAGTAGATAATACTATACCGACTATAAACAATCAGACATTAACCGGGTTTAGCGAGGAT